CTAAAACAGAAGTTACTCCTCGCTGGGAGAGCAATTGCGCTCCTTAACAAGGTCTACCTTCATGTTAGCGTTTCCAAAGCTGAAATCCAAGATTGGATAGATGTGATTCTTAAGAGGGAGGCCACTCGGGGAGGTGTAGAGACAATTGGTTGGCTTAAGGCCGTCCGTTTATCTTATACACGTTACCTTTGTGGAACCCCCCTTGAGAGCACACCTGGTTTTGGCATCCAGCTCGATGGTAGGGGACTCCCGACGGGAATACCCATTATCGAGTTAGGTGTGAGCCGTGATAAAAACTCGGTTCGGCTTCTCTTGACGCTATTGTGTCTGAGTCGGCTGATACCGGGCTGGAAGAATCCAGACCTGACTCCTATTACCGGTCCTTGCGAAGTCAAGATAACTGAGCAGCTGCTCAGCGACTTCACGAGCACTGTAAAAGAGCTAGGCTGGACTCTCACGATCCCAGTCTGGGAATCGTGTCACGTCTCAACAAAATCTGGACCCAATGCCCAAGCAATGATAGGATCGATCGAGGATGCCCATCTCCTAACACCCGCGCAGATTAGCGCCCTGCGTGTGTGCGGTGGAGAGAAGGTAATCTCGTTGATCGAGCTTATCCGATCACTAAGGCTCCTTACTTGGCTAGAGAAGTTTACCATTAAGGTCCGCGGGAAGGAAGTAATGCTCCGTCCCAAGGGCCTTCTTGGAAAGCTTTCTTTAATCAAGGACAAGGAGTCCAAGTGTCGTGTTATTGCCATCCTTGATTATTGGACTCAGTCAGTCCTCAAGCCTCTTCATGACGTGCAATTTACGTTTCTGAAGAGCCTTAGGCCTGATTGTACTCATAACCAAGTTGGATTCAAGGCCAAACTACCTCCTTCAGGGCCGTATCACTCACTCGATTTATCTTCTGCTACTGATCGTTTTCCTTGCAGCGTGCAAGAAGCGGTCTTAGCAGCGATGACTTCGAAGGAGTATGCGGCCGCATGGAGAACTTTGCTGGTAGATAGGGATTATAAGACTACCTGGGGCGACCGTTCAAGCGTACGCTACGCTTGCGGCCAACCTATGGGAGCTTATTCTTCCTGGTCTACATTTGCAATAGCTCACCATGTAGTGGTCCGATTAGCTGCTAAGAGAGCGCATCTGCCTATCTCTTTTAG